GGATGTTTCAAGTTTCCGGACACATTTGTGTACTCAACGCTCACGTTTGGGATGCTTTAGATGAACGCTTTATTGCGTGTCAGGCTACAGGTGCATTTAAACAAGTTAGAATTGTTAAATCACAGTGCATGATAGTTTATCGACCTTATGGAAGAGATATTGTGTACGTGCAAATGATGCAATTAGGACTCGGTAAGAATATGTTCGCTAACGGACACATACTTACTAGAGAGCAAGCCAAAGGCTATGTCAGTCCCAATTCCTTACTTCGAATAGCCCCCGAATGGACAGGAGAAGCTAGTTGGAGTAATGACTGGGAGGTGTCAGGACGTGCTACTCATTGTACTACACCTCAGATTAGACTTAGTCAAAATGGCGAAGCTGAACAAATTGAAGGCTTTTACGTTATACCCGACCCTAACAATGATTTCGGATTTTGTGGAAAAGTGTATGCTTGTCACTTTAAAGGTAAAACAGTATTCCCGTGCATTCATGGTGGTGGTAACACTACTTCGTGCTTTGGAGATGCTTTGTATCAAGAAGATTATGACGAGATACTCAAGAATATGATACCCCAAGTCATGCAATTCGCTCAAGTTGGAATTGGAGCACCAGAACCCAATGGAGCTTATGATGAAGGACCTCAAGATGATATCAGTGTTAAGATCAACAAGAATCCTGTTGGTAAGAGCTGTTTTATTAAGACCCCTTTTCATGAGCAAGATGAAGTTCCGTGCCCTAAACACCCGGCCGTTTTAAGCCGTGAAGCCTATGCTAATGGAATAGCTAAGGAAGCTGCTATGAAAGATTGCATCAATCCTGACCCCTATGTGATTGATTTGATTCAGACAGAGCATGTTAATCTCATGAGTGGATTTTTGAGGGGTGAATTACCCTCTGAAGTCTACACGTGTGATATCCTTACTCCAGAAGAAGGCCTTTATGGAAACGACCAAGGAGTTGATAAATTTGATTTTTCTACTGCTGATGGACAACGTCTTCAAGCAGCTGGAAGATCGCGAGCTGACCTCGCGGATCCAGGTAGTGAAACGACTAAGTGGACGATTGCTTATGTGCAGCTTCTGCTTTATTGGTTTTCTCTCGGAAAATTCACTTATCAGCTTAATTCTAACTGTCTCAAAGATGAGCTCCGTGACCCCGAACGTGTAGCTCTCAAGAAGACGCGAATTTTTAATGTGACTGACTTTATAGATTGTCTTTTGCAAAAGATGATTTTAGGAAGTTTTGTTGCCAAGATGAAACAATATTTTTTTACTAACCCTATGGCATGTGGAATTACCCCCGGAAGACGTCATTGGAAACAGATCTATGATATGTTCAAAGATGCCAAGTATGGAATTAATGCTAG